CGTTTTACTTTGGATTAATCCTTGGGTTTTTCCAGTTGTTTGGCGTGGACATTTTTCAAGTATTTACGGATTTATATAATCTGCTCGTTTCCGTATTCACCACGATCAGCGAATGGCTGAGCACCAAGCTCGAGGAAATGAAGTTGATTTTCTCTACGAAAATGGAGGCAATCAGCGCCGGGATTAGTAAGGTGCTGGGCGTAATTAAAAACTTCTTTATTACGGTTTTTAATGACATCAAAATAACCGTAACCGGCGTTTTGACCGCCATGAGTGATTGGGTCATGGGCTGGGCAAAACCATTTATTGGCATTTTTGACAGCGTATGGGCTGGCGTGGCGAGTGGTGCCAAGCTCGCTATGGATACTGTGGTCAGCTTTGTGAAGGCTGGGTTTAACATGCTCATTGAAATGGTCAATGACGTGATCCGCAAGATTAACAGTGTCCTGACCAAGGGTGGTGGTGCGATTGGTTTGTCCGTGGCGCTCATTCCGGAAATTCCGGAATTGGCCAAGGGTGGCATTGTGACCGGCCCAACGCTCGCCATGGTGGGCGAAGCCGGGCCAGAGGCCGTGATTCCTCTTAACAAAGCTGGCGGTGGATTTGGCGGCAATGTGACGGTCAATATCAATGGCGGCAACTATTTATCCGAGGACGCGGCCATGCTTATGGCTGACAGTGTGGTCCAGCAACTTAAATTAAGTAATGCGGTTGTGTAAAGTTTATGCTGTTTCTTTACTTAAACGGTACTGAGCGGAGCGCTGACATTGAGGAAGGCAGCCTCACGATCAACAACCAACTCCAACAACGCACGGATACATGCAATTTTTTGATTTTTCAGGGCACTCAGCCCAGCGAAAACCAAGAGGTGCGCGTATTTATGGGTGACACCATTGCTGCGGCTGTGGGTGCAACCATTACTTTAAACGGCAAGTTTGAACGGGTGACCGAGAAGTTTTACCCGGGCCAAGTGCTCTATATTCGCATAAGCGACGCGGACGAGGAAAAAGTGATCGTTGATACCTATGACGAGGCTACGCTCACGCTGGTGCTCGTTTCAGCGCCCTCAGGCACTGTGTCAGCCGGGGACAAGATCGGCGAATTGATATTTGGTGGTGTTGTGTCGCGCGTGGCTGACCAAAATGACGGTGCGCTCGACCAGATCGATTACACCGTGACGTGTGTGGATTATTTGAAATTGTTTAACAAGAAACGTGTTAGTGACACATGGCTCGACGCGACCAGCCGGTATATTATTAATAGCTTTTTAAATTCCTCGACCAATTTTAATCGGACGATTGACGACATGAGCTACGATTCCTCGGGCGACCTCCAAACCGAATGGATCGAGAGTAGTGACGGCACCAATCCAACGCGCAACTCGAGCACATTCATGGAAGGGGACAGCTCGGCCCAGTTTGGCTGGACTTTTGCTGGCGGCACCGCTATTTTCACGCGCACCCTCGGATCACCAATTGACGTATCCGAACTCGTGGGCGCGACCACGGGCATGCCTACCAAGGGCCAATTTATGTGTTGGGCCAATCCGGCCAGCCTATCGGCCCAGTCTGTAATCACGGTACGCCTTGGCTCAGCCTCAGGCCACTATCTCGAAATCACACTCCCGTCACTGACCACAGCGGCCGACTTTAATTATTTGTTTAAAAACCTGACGACCGGGACCGTCACCGGCACACCAAACTGGCAGAGTTACCAGTATATTCAAATCCGCATTACTGAAACGGCCAGCTCGAATATTAAGTTTAACGGCATGCGTATTAATGGCGCTGGCGCGTTTACCATGGTCAACACGGGGACCACCGTTGAATTCGAAGAATACCGCGCGCCACAGCTTTTGCCTTCGAATATCGTCGATACTCTCGCCAAAGCCTACCAGTATGTGTGGTACATCAATTACGAGCGTGACATTGTGTTCGCGGAAAGCGACCTCACCACGGCCCCGATTAATTTTTCGGACACCAGCAATAACTTTACTGAACTGAGTGTCGAGGTGGATCAATCCCAGCTTGGCAATCGCATTGTGGTCAATGGCGGCGAGCGTGTGAGCAGTAGCACCTATGCGCAGGTGAGCGGGGGCGACAATGGCCGGCGCGAGTGGCTCATGAAAACCAAGTTTAAAAACTTGGCCCTGACCATTGACAACAACACGTCGACTGACACCACGGAGGCGACAACGACCACGACCACGGTTAAAGCGACGGCCCATGGATTATCGGTGGGCGATCACATCACTAACCGCACGCGCTCGAATGCGGTGCGGCAAGTGCTAACCGTGCCGGACGCTGACACATTCACCGTCGAAGCAGTGACTAGCCAAGCCTCGGGTGACACATTTTCTAAATACGATCTCACCAAAACAATTGGCGTCGAGGGCCTGACCGACGAAACCACGGGCGATTATGTGGCTAACTCGAACGAAAAGTCTGTGCGCGCGTGCGCGAGCGAGCCTACATACAACACTGCCATTTTCCTCCGCTTTGAATATAATGAGCGTGTACCGCTGACCCTCCAGTACAGTGATTCCGCCAGCCAGAATGCGCTTAAAGCGCTTGGCCTTGGTGACGGTATTTTTGATCTCGATCCGATTACTGACCGCAATATCACAGATACCATAACCGCCCTCACACTGGCCCAAGCCAAGGTTAACCAATATTCGAATGCACTCGTTTCCGGGCGGATTAAGACTGATCGTCATGGTGTTCGCGCTGGTACGCTGATTAATTTGAATGACAGCAATCGTGCGATTAACAGCCAGTTTTTAGTCCAAACTGTGCGCTGGCGATTCCGCGGCGGCGCGTATAAGGATTATGTGATCTATGACATTTCTTTTGGCACTACGTTGTTTGGCGTTATTGAATTTTATCAAAAACTCCTACGCGGCCAAGGGGGGATCGAACTTAATGAGGACGCCGAAGTGACCGAGTATGTGGCTCCAAATGAAGAGGTGGGCTGTAGTGACAGCAATGTTTTTGCGCCAAACGAGGAAGCCTCGAATACTGAGGAAGTGAGTGCAAGCGACAGCAATGCGCTCTACGAGGTGACTGATTGGCACTGGGAGGCCAGCGTGGGCCAGCCGGTGCCAACACGCTGGGATTTATTTGATTGGGGCTAAATCTGGTATACTGTGTTTAATTTTTTCCACTCCTATGCAAACCGAACATAACTCCGGCGCTGGCGCGAAGGGAATTCACATTCTGACCATTTCCAAATGTACGTCAGATTTTGCGCTTAAGGTTTTAGGCGCGATCGACGCGAACATTAAAAAATGGCAATCAGTGATTTATTCCGTTGGTCGCTACTCTCAAGCCGAAAAAGACAAAATGATTTTTGAGCTCCATGAAGAATATCGCTGGCTCATGGGACAACTCGAACATAAGCACAAAACAGCTGAGTTGGTCGTGGAAAATGTAACGACCACAGTTGGTCGCGCGGCGCTGATTACGCGCCTCGTTGGCACCAACACCTATACTGGCAACGTGACCCACTGTGCGCTTGGTAGTAGCGCGACTGCGCCAGCCGAAGGCGACACCACGCTCCAAACCGAAACGTACCGCAAGGCACTCACAAGTGGCACCCCAAGCAGCAACGTGGGAATCCTCGAAACATTTTTTGCGCCGGGCGAAGGTACAGGCACACTTGAAGAATACGGCTACTTTATCGACGGGTCTGGCGCGGCTGATTCGGGTCAATTGTTTAATCGCTTTACCCAGACCGTGATCAAGGCCGCGACTGAGAGCTTAAATGTCCAGTCCACGGTAACTCTGAGCGACGTCTAATATGGCTACTAATTTTTTAAGCGCCACAGTTGCCGCCAATGACCAAGCCACCGCGGCCCAGTACAATAACCTCCGCAAGGACGTGGTCCAAAATGGCGGTGACGCTGCTACCTCTGGTGGCAGTGCGAACGCCTACACACTCGCAATTGACGCCCAAATCGCGGCGTATGCCGCGTTTCAGGTATTCAAATTCAATGCTAACTTTACGAACACGGGCCCGGCTACACTCAACGTCAATGGCATTGGCGCTAAAACCATTAAAAAAAATCTATCCCAAGATTTAGTGGCTGGTGATATTCAAAGCGGACAAATCATTCTCGTGTCCTACGACGGCACCAACTTACAGCTTTTGAGTAGCTGCACAACCTCGGCTAATGCTAAATTCGGTGGTACGGGCGCGGACGGCGCACTCGACACGTCCGGCGGTACGGTTAACATTGATCTCGGCAGTGCGGCCTAT